CATTAAAATGGGGTAGAATAGGGTTAATGACGGGATTGTATTTTGTAATCTTCTATTATATACTTAGAATAGATAAATTATAAATATGCTAATTACTTAATAGTTCGGTCATGGAACTATTCTACTTTTAATTAGATCCTGTAGGTTTTTCCTTCATTTTGAGCCTACAGGAAAGACAATAATAGCCTAGCGTATACATTCTCCAGGGTGCTAGGCTTATATATATAATCAACTTAGCCAAAACATAACACAACAACTATTAAAATAGTAGAAAGGTGTTATTCTATGAAGAAAATGTACTGGTGTGATACTTGTCTTGGATGTGAAAAGCAAGACGAAGAAGGATTTAAGCCTAAATATTATTACTGTTCACAATATGTTCCCATAATTAAAAATAAACTAGATTATATAGATGAAATTATTAAAAAATGGGAGAGTGAGCGAAGATGAGCATAATATATGTATCTGATGCAGAATTAGAAGAGTGTATAGTTGAGGTGAAATATCCCTATATAACGATTGATGGAGATATATATTTGATTAAAGCAGCAACACCGAACGGATTGAAGATAATTAAGTTAAAAGAGGTATAATATAAATTAGGAGGTGAGTAGTTTGAGTTTAACACCAAAACAGGAAACATTTGTACAAGGATTGTTTAAAGGCTTATCTCAAAGGAAAGCCTATATAGAAGCAGGATATAAACATTTAGGTAAAACAGAAGGCTACATTGATAAATTAGCTTGTGAGTTAGCTAAGGACAGTAAGATTTCTGGAAGGCTTCAAGAATTGAAAGACGAAGTAACGAATAAAAATATAGCCGATGAAATAGAAATAGCAGAATTTTATACATCTCAAATAAGAAATAAAGAGTTAGAATCAAGAGATAGAAGAGCAGCTGCTGACAGTTTAGCTAAAACAAAAGGAATGTTTAAAGATAAGGTAGAACACAGTGGCGAAATAAAAATGCCAAGTATTATAATTGGGAAAGGTGAATAATTAGAAGTTAATTTTTGGAAGGTTTTTGTTCCTGTCTATGATTGCAGGGCTTAAGTATAATAAAAGACTCCCATAAATAATATAATATTATGTAATTTCTACATTGTATTTTAATATTCCTTCTTTTTATTTAAAATAATTTAAAAAAGTTTTGAGAGGTGATCAGATGAAGAAACAAATTAATGTTACACCTCTTTATTTTAATTATGTTTTGTCTAATAATTATGATTGTGTTGTCCAAGTTGGAGGAAGATTTAGTGGCAAATCACACAATGAACAAATAAGACTTGTATCTAACCTAGGAAGTAAAGAGGATTATAAACTATTAATAGTAGAGAATCTAGAAACAGGAATGTCTGACGGTTTCCATGCTGGTCTATATGATAGAATAAGAGAGTTTGAACATGAGGTTGCTTATACTCCAGAAAGTAAAGTTGCACATATACGAAATAAAATAAATGATAATGTAGCATTGTTTAGAGGTTATGACAGCGAACAACAGAAATACAATGTAAAAAAGTTATCGGGAATAACTGAAATATTAGTTGAAGAAGGGGAATGGATGACTTATGATGACTTCATTTCACTATACCAGCAGCTAAGAGGAGGAAACAAGAAGGACAGGAAGCTTACAGTATTATTGAATCCTGTTAACCCTGATTGTTTTGTGAATGAGTATTTAATAGAGCAAACGCCTGATAAAGTATTGGCTTATTTTCCAAACAGCAAAAGACCTAAGGTGTTTGAGAGAAGTATATCAACTACCTTTGAACTTGATGGAGAAGAGATAACACAAGATATAAGGGTGTTAGTTGTATTAAGTACCCATTACGATAATAATTATTTAACGCTAGAACAAAGGGCATCTATAGAACAATATAGGACAACTGACCCTGAGAAATACCTGCAGCTTGGCGAAGCTAGATTCATTAGACCAAGTGGAACATTCTTCAAGGAGTTTGACAAAGATATTCACGTGATAGAGCCTTTTATTATTCCATCACACTGGAAAAGATATATAAGTTTAGATTATGGATTAGATAAGTTTGCTGTGCTATGGTTCGCAGTAGATACGCATAATAATACTTATGTATACAAAGAGATACATGAGGAGAATCTTATTATAAGTGAAGCTGCTAAGAGATTAAAAGAGGTTAACGGTGTAGATAATTACGATTGTATATACGCACCACCTGACTTGTGGAATCGTAGACAAGAAACAGGAAAGAGTGCTATTGATATATTTGGTGATAATGGTCTAGGAATGGTTAAATCTAATAATAAACGTGTTTTAGGTTGGTTAAGTGTTAAAGAACATTTGAAGGTATTAGATAGCAGAGATACACACACAGGCAAAGAGATAAAGACAAGTAAGCTAAAGATATTTAATAATGTTGAAACTCTTATAAAATATATTCCTAAGGTGTTAAGGTGTGAAAAAGACCCTAATGATGTAGCAAGCGAGCCACATGAACTGACGCATATATTAGATGCATTAAGAGGGTATTGTATGATGCGACAACTACCAACACAAGAGCCAAAAGAACCAGTAAACAGAGAAAGAACATTTATAGAGAAGGAAAAGAAAACAGTTGAGAACACAATGGAGGCGACAATAGATAATACATTTTTAAATTATTGAGGTGATTATTTGAAAACAGAGTTTATTCTTGAGTTGGTGCAAAGCATACACGAACTAGAGAAGATTAACGAAACATTAAAGGCTAATCTAATGCAAGGGTTAGAGCGTGAGAACGATTTAAAACAGAAGATTGTTAAACTAGAGATTGAGTTAAAGAAGGTGATTAAATGTTGATATTAGTAATTGCTTTAGTAGTGCTATTATATTTCTCTAATATATTCAGTTATAGCATGGGAGTTAAGCATGGAAGGGAAGTTAAACAAGGTAATATTCCAAAGGTTAATCCTATCCCACAAAGGCAGAGCAAAGCAGAAAAGATTAAGGAAGACAAGATACAAGAAGGAATACAGAACATATTAAATTATGGAGAACCTATTAATTAGGTTCTTTTTTTATGGAGGTGATTAAGTGAAATACAGTGATAGCGATATTACAGAGTGTTGGAAGTTAGTACAAGACGGCTACAATTACAATGAAAAGATAAGCTATGGCGATAAAAACTATTATGGCATGGTTAGTGAGAATTACGAGTATATTAAAGGTAATCAGTGGGCAGGAGTTAAATCTAATGGTTTACCTACGCCAGTAATTAATATTGTTAAGAGGGTAAGAGATTACAAAGTATCTTCTATTATGAGCCAAGGCACAACAGCACAATTTAGTATAGAGAATATATCTAGTAATACACAAGACCCACTTGAACAAGAGTTACTTAATCTAGTTGAGATTATGAACAACTATTGTAGTATTAAGTGGGAAAAAGAAAAAATGGACTCAATAATGCGTGAGTGTTTAATGGATTCATTTACTACAGGAGATAAGGCAACATATACATATTGGGATGCTACTGTTGAAACAGGACAAGAAGCTACAGGAGATTTTAAGACTGAACTTGTAGATGGAGTCAATATATTATTCGGAAATCCTAATAGTAATAGGGTAGAGGGGCAGCCTTATATTATTGTGTTAGGTAGGGCAATAGTAAAGGATTTGCAAGAGGAAGCTAAGAGAAACGGAGTATCTAAAGAGAAGTGGGAAAAGATAACTGGTGATGATGATACAGAATATACAGCAGGAGTAAGAGGTAAGCAAGAACTAGACAGAAGGGGAGAATTACAAGGGAAAGCTACATATGCCATTAAACTATGGAAGAAAGACGGCTTTGTATACTCCAAGAAATCAACTAAGTTTTGCGATATAGACAAGGAAGAAAAGAACTTAGGAATAAAGAAATATCCTGTTGTTTGGGGTAACTGGGAAAAAGTAAAGAATAGTTATCACGGACAGCCACAGGCTACTGAAGTGCTACCTAATCAGAGGTATATTAATAAACAATTAGCTATGCTTATGTTGTGGATGATGAATCAAGCAATGGGCAAGGTTGCTTATGATAAGAATAAGATAGCAGGATGGTCTAATCAAGTTGGAACGGCTATCCCTGTCAATGGTGATATAGGTGGAGCGATTCAACAGTTAAACGCTGGAACGCTTAATAATGGAGTGTTTGAGTTGTTTAATCTAGTTAATAGTGAAACATTACAAGCATTAGGTGTAAATGACGTTGTATTGGGAGATATTAAACCAGAGAATACAAGTGCAATTATAGCAGTACAAAAACAATCAGCAGTACCATTAGAGAATCAACAAGCTTATTTTCATCAGTTTGTTGAGGACCAGTATCTTGTTTGGAGTGAGTTCATTGTTAGAAAGTATGTAGCAGATAGAACATTACCACAAGAAGTTGATGGTGAGGTTGAATATGCTACTTTCAATGCAGAGCCATTACAAGAGAGTTTAATCAATGTTAAGGTTGATGTAGGTGCTTCAAGTCATTGGAGCGAAATAACGTCAATGCAGACACTAGACCAGTTATTACAAGGTCAATATATAGATTTCATTGAATATTTAGAAAGAATACCAGCAGGAACAGTACCAAAGAAACAAGAGTTAATTGATACGAGGAAAGAGCAAGAAGAAGCAGCACAAATGCAAGAAGCAGAATACGCACAGATGGAGCAAATAATGAACTCACTTCCACCAGAAGAGAAAGCAATGTTTGACCAACTACCACCTGAGCAACAAGAAGCGTATTTAAGAGAGTTTATGCAACAAAATATTTAATAGATGGCCAACCATAGCCAAAGGAGGAAATTATGTTAGAAGAAAATACCCAACCACAGGTAGAGGAAGAAGAAGTACAAGCAACAGAGGAAGTAACAGAAGTGCAAGAGGAAACACCAGCAAGGGAACTTGTGAAGGTTAAACACTTGCATGAAGAAAAGGAAATAGACCCATACACTGATGAAGGAAAGGCTTATATTCAAAAGGGTTTGGACTATGACCGTGTTAAAACTAAATACGAGAGCAGTAAATCAACGCTAGACTTTGTTGAAAGTTTAGCAAAGCAACAAGGCATGGCAGTTGATGACTATATCAAAGCAGTAAATGAGAACCAACGCCAACAAGAGATTGAGCATTTAGCAACCACTAATGGGCTTAATAACGAGATGGCAGAGGAACTCTATTTACTTAGACAAGAAAGACAAGAAAGAGCAGCAAGAGAGCAAGAGTATCAAGCCAAAGAGAAAGAGAATCAAGAGTATATGCAGTTTTTCAACGAGTTTCCTGATGTATCGGCCGAGCAGATACCAAGTGAAGTATTTGAGTTGAGAGCGAAAAACCCAAGCATGAGCCTTACAGACGCTTATATTAGACATGAATATAATGTGATGAAGAATAAGGACAAAACGGCTGAAGTTAACGCAAACAACGCTAATGCGACAACTGGTAGTGTAACAGGGAACGGCGAAGCAAAAACTAATTATATTACTAAAGATGCTTTCGAGAAGAACAGGCATGATAAAACTTGGGTAAGAAAGAACTATGAGAAGTTAATCAAAAGTAGACCAAAATGGTAAAATATAAGGAGGAATTATAATGAGTGCAAATTCAAACACAACAGTAAACGCTTTTATACCTGAAATATGGGAAGCAGCAGTTTATAGAACGCTAGAGGATAATTTAGTAGGTAAGAAAGTATGTAAGAACAAATCTGATTTAGTAGCAAAGAAAGGTGATACAATCCATTTTAACGGATTAGCTGACCCTACTATTTCAAGTTACACAGGTACAGTATCTTATGAGAACTTGCAAGACTCTACAGTATCATTATTAATTGACCAAGACAACTACTATGCTTTTAAAGTAGATGATTTGGACAAGGTAATGGCTAATGTAGATGTAAAAGGTTCTCAATCTGAAAGAGCTGCATATCAAATAAAGAGAACTTGTGATAGTTATATCATGGGGTTATATGGTGAGAGTGCAAACGCTACAATCACTGATGCAACTTGTGATACAGCTACAATCTTCTCTACAATTGGTGAAGCTAAGAAAGTATTAGCAGAAAACAACGTAGAAGAGTCTAATATGTGGATGGTAATCCCTCCATGGGTACAATTGAAACTTGAGTTAGCAGGGATTAAGTTCTCTATTAACGAAGGAATCAATGGTAAAGGTGGAATGAAGTGGTGTGATGTGTTAGGATTCGATATATTCGTATCTAACCAAGTGAACAACAATGGAACAGTATATAATGTAATGGCTGGTTCTTATGATGCAATGGTATATGCAGAATCTTTAATGGATTCAGAAGCATTAAGAGCACAAACTGCATTTGAGCATTATGTAAGAGGCCGTCATGTATTCGGTGCTAAAGTAATTAAGCCTTTAGAATTAGTTCATTTAGCTTTAACTGAAGCAGCAGAGACTACTATTTAGACACTTGACATATCCACGGTGGTCATATATAATCATTCATGAGGTGATTATATGAGATACAAAGATATTACAGGAAATGTTTATGGTAGAATTACTGTTTTGAAACCATATGGTTCAGATTCTAAAGGTCAAATGACTTGGGTTTGTGAATGCGAATGTGGTGAAAGAATAGTAAGAAAAGGGTGCACTTTAAGATTAGGTAAAATAAAGTCTTGTGGATGTTGGAAGAAAGAGTTCGCAGCATCCATAAACAAGACTCATGGCATGGGCAAGACCAAAATAAACTATGTTTGGCTTGACATGAAGGGTAGATGCAATAATGAAAACCATAAAAGATACAAAGATTATGGTGGAAGAGGTATATCTCATGACCCTAGGTGGGAAAAGTTTGAAAATTTTTATGAAGATATGAAAGAATCTTATAAAGAGGGCTTAAGCTTGGACCGTATAGATAATGAAAAAAACTATACCAAAGGGAATTGTAGATGGACCGATGTGTTGACCCAAAACAATAACAAGAGGAATAATGTTTTTGAAACCGTTGATGGCATAACAGCTACTAGAAGTCAATTGGCTGATATGTACAAAGTTCCTAGACCTACATTTTATTGGAGGTTAAAACGTGGATATACGGTTGAAGAAGCGTTGAAGGGCAAAAATAAACCAACAAATTCAAATAATAGGAGGAATTAATTATGGCAGTTACAGTAACCAATAGTAAGATTACAGCTTTAAATACAATTACAGCAGTAACATCTAATGCAGCAACAGCAGATACAGACGCATTAGCAGAGGTGTTCACTATAACACCAACGCAAGCTACTAAATCTATGACAATAATCATAGGTGGAACAGGAGCAGCAGCAGATGGAAATATTACAGCTTCATTCTCGGCTGGTGATATGTGGGGGGCTAAAGCATTAGGTTCTCTTACAGTAACTAAGAACACAGAGAAGATGATTAAGATTGATTCATTTAAAGCTATGCAAAATGATGGAACAATTGACTTAACATTAACTCCTGCTGCAACTGATAAGCTATTAACAGACCATGCAGCATATGTAAAAGTAATAGAAGAATTATTCTAATACTGTCCAACCATAGGCAGGGATTTCTTAACGGATTTCCCTGCCTTATTTTTATAGGAGGGAAAACTAATGAAGTATAAATTTTTAGGTCAACCTAACTTATTAGTTAGGACTAAGAAAACGCAACTATACAATAACAAAGTAGATTACAAACCACTATTTAGATTTGATGATAAAGGTGAGTTTATAACAGAAGATGAAAAGCTAATAAAGAAGCTTAAGGGTAGATTTGACCATGTTGAAATAAAAGAAGAAGAAATTGTACTAGAAGAAGAAAAAAACGAGTCAGAATCGACTACAGAGGTTGAGAAGGGCATATCTGATTTATCATATAACGAACTAAGGAAATTAGCGAAAGAAAAAGGGATAGAGTTACACAGACCGAGCAAGAAACAATTATTAGAAGCATTGGAGGAGATATAATGAGTAGTTCATTAAGCAATCAAGCAGATTATTTAAGTTTAGCAGATAAAGGAATGATAGCAGGAAAGATTATAACAGGAACAAGTGCAGTAACTCCACCAACAGGGCATTATTTCTTTAAGATAGTACCAGTAAGCACAACAATAGTAGTAGCAGCACAAGGAGATGTAACGGATGCAACTAACCCTGACTTAACAGGTTTAACAAGTATTCCTAGTGGTGTGCCTGTATATGGTAAGTTCAACTCTATCACATTAACGAGTGGAGAAGCAATTGGTTATTGCGTGAAGGGGTGATTAAATGTTACAAACAGGATTACATAACAAGTTAATAAACTGTTATGATGCAGAAAAGAGAGCAATGAGGGTTGATTCAGGTGTTGATGCTTCAAATAGAACATCTTTTAATTCTGTCTTTGGTGAGCAAATAGTAGGGCAAAGAGTTCCAACTTTATCAGCACAGTTTATGTATGGGATTGATACTAGAGATGCAACTGATTTGACCCAAAATGGTGGTACTGTTAGCTTTGAGAATCAAATGTTAAAGGTATCTAGTGGTACGGCATCAAATGGTGATGGTGCTATACAATCAACGCAATCGTTAAGATATATCCCTGGCCATGAAGCATATGCACATTTCACAACTGTTTTTGATACACCTGCAAGTGGTAACAGAATGGAAGTAGGGTTATATGAGCCTAATAACGGCTTTTGGGTAGGGTATAAAGATTTAGAGTTTGGACTAATGAGATTAAGAGGTGGAACTGAATACTGGACACCACACACTGATTTTGATTATGATATTTTAGCTAGTGATAGTGATTTTCAGTTTGACCCAACAAAGGGGAATATATGGCGATTATCTTATGGATTCTTAGGATTTGCACATATAACGCTTGAAGTGCTAACTACTAATCAAGGATGGCAGAGGGTTCATACTATTAAATATCCAAACACAAGTGCAGTTACACATATTGCAAACACATACTTACCACTAAGGGCAAGAACTGTAAATGATGGCAATACTGTTGATAAATCTATCTTAATAGGTAGTGTAACGGCTGGTATAGTAGAT